TCAATGCCCCCATTATTACAGAGCTATTGAGGCGGCAACTATCCTGACACTGGGGGGCCTATCGCAAGCCAGAGCATCTATTAGACCGAGAAGTCACTATCGACCACACTCCGTCAAATACCTATGGAGTCATCGGGGTTCTGATCGTCTTCGCAGTAGTGGCATTCGTTATCTACACGGCGTACACGTATCAAATCAAACCTTTATGAGCCGAGAAATAATTTTTCGGGCGTGGGATACAGAGAAGAAGGAGATGATCTATTTCTTTGTCGGTATTGCGGAGATGTTCGGCTATTTCTCGAACAGGGAGCAGATGCAGCGACTTCATAGATTGAAGTGGATGCAATGCACCGGACTCAAGGATAAGAACGGAGTTGAAATATACGAAGGGGATGTCATGCGAGAAGATTGCGATGGCGGCTACACACTGAACACTGTGCAGTTTGGCTCTCCTGAAAAGGATAACGACATATGCGGGTGGTTCGTGCATGCGGAGAAAGCATTCAAAAGCGATGGAAGCACATCGGACCACCGCTTCTCAATAAACATGCCGTTGCATTGGTACACACACAACGAAGTCATCGGCAACATTTATGAGAATCCCGAACTAATCAAACAACCATGAACAACCTCCCATTCAATGACCAGTACGAGGAAGAGAGAGAAGCCGAAGAGATTATTAACGAAGTCGAACCGGAAGAGCCGGACACAATTTAAGGAGTATGAAAACAAAAACAATCAATCTCCAGGGAAAAGAATACGCGCAAGTTCAAGATCGCCTTATAGCTTTCCGCACGGAGAATCCAAACGGTCTCATTGAGACGACTCCGACGATTCAACCAGACGGGCAGATTCTATTCAAAGCTCGCATCCTCAAAGATAAAGAGAATCCAGCTTCAGCAGAAGCATCGGGCCACGCACTCGGCACCAGCAAAGGACAGAAAGCTTTTGAGAAGTTGGAGACCATTGCTGTAGGTCGCGCCCTTGCTCTGCTCGGCTACGCATCGAGCGGCGAGATCGCTTCTTCTGAAGAAATGGAAGAGTTCGAGGCATACAAGAAGCAGCAGCATGAAGAGCTGATACTTGAGAGCACGGAAAAGCTCACCGACTGTAGATCACTCGACGAGTTGAAGACTGCTTGGGCCGATTTACCAGTCGAAGCGAAGACCGCGCTTGAGAGCGTTAAGGAGGATATGAAAAAGAAGCTGTCGCAGGCAGTCAAACCAAAGGCAAAGAAGGAGGCAGAAGTTAAAAGCGATAGTCCTCTCGGCGTATGAAGACTCTCAAATACGAGAACCGGGAGGAATGGCTTGCGGCGCGGCGCGGGAAGATCACAGGTACTCGACTCAAGGATATCGTAGTAAAACGCGGTACGGGGCGAAAATTGGGCTTCTACGAGCTTATAGCCGAGCGTCTTGCTATAGAGCCTGATTCAGAAGAAAACCCTATGGATCGCGGCCACCGCCTGGAAGAAGAGGCAATAGAGAGATTCAAAGAAGAAACGGGCAAGAAGGTCGATACCACTCTCAAAATCCTTCAGCGTGACGACAATCCGAACATGGCCTATTCCCCGGACGGGACGATAGGCAAGAAGGCAGATGTGGAGGTGAAGTGTCTTTCATCGGCTCGCCACATCGAAGCTCTGCTCACTCAAAAGGTGCCGGATGAGTACGAGTTTCAAGTTCTTCAGGGATTCATTGTCAACGATGATCTAGAGACTCGGTACATCGTCTTCTACGATCCAAGGATTCCGATGAAGGATTACTTTGTGATCGAGGTTAAACGCGCGGACGTAGCACAGCAGATTGAAGAATATCTCGCATATGAACGCGCAGTGCTTCAGGAGGTCAATGACATTGTTGTGCAACTAAGCTTCTAGTATGGATATACCGGAAAACATACTAAGCCGAATTAGTACTCCCAAACCACACGCGCCCCGTACAGAGTGGGAGTCAACGATAGAACCCTTCTATCACAGAATAAATACTCCCGCTTCACTGAATAAGTACGGAGAGATGACCAGGGGAAGAATCGGGAAAGCACTTAAAGGGAAGTCAGCTATGGAGATCAGCAGACTCTTCAAGGACTGTTCCAAGGCTCGTTCGTTCGCGGGGTTGTTTAGATCGCTTACACACGTATGAAAGGACTATTGAAAACGTGGTGGCACTGCGTATGGAGGATGCACAAAGGACACCGCATGTGTCGTATCACGCATCCAGAAATTAACGGAGGTAATTATTGGGCGTGTTCATGCGAGGTATTCACCTATCACAATCTATGAAACACACTCTCCAGCGAGAAAAGATGCTTACCGCTCTCAAAGGGAATGGCTGGGTATGTGTCGAAGAATTCTCAAAGCTCTTTATCGTGGACTATCGCCGTCGCCTGGTTGACATTCAAAGATTGGGCTACGAGCTAGAAAGCCAGCGCTGCACCCTCCACAGCTACCACAAGGGAGGGTCAAAGATGTGGCGGTTGATGAAGGAACCACAGAAGCAAGTTTTCTACGTGAAGCACCCCATTACCGGAGAAAAGATAACAACCGAGGAATATGCAGCTCTCTGATTTACTAGAAGCAGTGAAGGAACGGAATCTCACTAAAACGGCACTCGAAGAGTACCGAGATGAGATGACGCACCTCAATACCGCGCTTCACTTCGAGATGGCGGAACTGGAGAAGGAAGAAGCTCTTTACATCTTCAACTTCACCCACGTTGGAGAGAAGAAGAGCCAGGCCGAAGCAGAACGCGCCTGGGACATCACCGAGAAAGGAAGAAGGCAGATAGACGTGAATCGTTCGCTCAAAGCTCTTGCAAAGGAACTCGACAGTCTGAAGTCTCGTCTCTACTCGATTTACTAATCACACAACAACATGAACGTAAAATACGAACACATAGGAATCGCGCTGGGGGTCTTCTTAGCGGTGTCTGGAATCATATTCTGTGTGAACACTCTACTTCCACAGTATGATTATTTCGAGATTGAATGTACTACGGACACTATAAACACTAATGCTGATCTTTGGTGTCAGCCAAAGAAAGGAGACCTGTCCCACACATTCTACGCCAACAAGATATGAACTACCGCGCCCTCTCCGTAAAAGAAGAACGAGTAAAGCCACAGTACCTTCACACACGGAATCTGATCCCCCGGAGAATCAAACAATTACTAGAAATGGGCTTTATATGGCTTGATTGATATGACACCCGCTGATGTACAAGAATTTGAAGTGTTATTCCCGAGGGGCAAGATGCATAAATGGATATCTGATTTGATCTCTCGCCGCGAACAGCAGGCCGTGGAGAAGGAGCGCGAGCGGATTGCGAGTTTGATTAACGCAGAAATTGAAGCCTATAAAACAATGCCAGAGGTTCAAGAGTATGCGCTGAATGCACGGATTTTTGCGCTCTCCGATCTCCGTACTCACATTACTCAGCCTAAAACATAAAAACATGAACAACAACATAGACCACAAAGAACCCGAATACATGCGTGACTGGACATTCTTCGCGCCTGTAGATGAGAGAAAGCCGAGAGGAGTTAAGCAGTTTCTTCTAAAGCTGTTGGTATGAACACACCTTGCTGCGATAAGTGCGTGCTGCGATGTCGGTGTCCTGATCGTGAGCATCATCCTTGGAAGTGCATTAATACTGACTGTGAATGTCATCGCACCTCGGCTACGACAGAGATCGAGAACTCACCGCAGAAAAAAAATTTAGACCGTAACTTCAATCTCATTCAAGACGCTGCCGCGCTTTCGTCGAGTCCTATTCCGTATGTGGAAGAGAAGCCGCAGACCTCTTGGGAGGAGGAGTTCGAGGAAGAAAGTCCGCTTGCTTTCTCGGGACGTGATTGGGCTAAAGCCTTCATTACCAAAGTAGTCGCCCAAACCCGTAACGAGACCTACCGTCAGGCGGCGGAGGATGTGTGTAGCTTCTTAGAAACGATACGAAAGCCAAATGGACTCTGCAATGGTCGATGCATACACGTAGAAGATTTTGAAGCGGCCCGCGCTCTTAAGCCTAAAGAATGAGTATGAGAATCCAACAAGCTATAGAGAGTGCGATTAAGGGAGGGTACAACCTTCGTGGAAATTACAAGAACGACGAAGGACTCGGATTCCCTGAATGGAAATACGATAGCTCGTATATCTACTTCTACCAAACACGTTTAGGTTTTGGCGGAGATCCGGGTCGTGCAAAGTGGACGATGCCTTTTGAGGTTATCCTTCTCGATACCGACTTCTGGCGTGCGCTTGGGAGGGGGCTCGGGTGGGAGAAGTACGAAGATGAAATGAGTTTAAATACAACTCTCCGACATCACTATCTTGAGCAATGGCACAGATTTATCGACCATCTCGCCACAGGAAAGAGCATCGAATCCTTCTTTGACGAACTAAAATAATATCCTATGTCGAAACAAACTGAACAGGAGAAGGGATGGGAGTTTCAAGTGCATCTGTTAGTGCGCGGCTTGGCTACCGAAAAGAAAAGCGCACTGATAGAACTGATCCGCAAAGAACGTGAAGAGGCGTATAGGTTGGGAAGGAAGGAAAAGAAGGGTGAAATTATTAAAATGCTACATGAAGACGGAAATCATATTGGAGCCAATCTTGTGGCCCGCGACACAGGGAGCTTAGCAAATTAATTGAGTTGGATATGATATTCGGAGATTGCCCATACGAAGATTGCGATGGAACGCACGCGCTCGGTGTGCCCGATCAGACACCGAAGTTTGGGAAAGAGAAATGCGAGAAATGCGGACGCGAATACTGGCTTTACTATTCTCGCTTTGAGCCAACGGCGTACACACTCGAACAGTTCGCGCAGAAGTTCCGCGTGGACGAAGCAAATAAAACAATCACAGAGATATGAAATCCCCCACCACCCGAAAGGTGCGGAAGGTGAAGCAGCTCGTATTCAAACGGAGATTCGTCGCTCATTATGAGAAAGGATTTGTATCGGCTGGGCATTTTTCCGTTGAGGATGCTCTGAAATCCTCGTTGTTAAAGAAAGGGTATGTTGTCAGCGGATTGACGAGCCGCGAGGTTATTCAGGTAACTTGTAATATCGCACGGGCAAATATTCCTCTTGAAGAGCGCGAGAATTTGCAGAAGCAAATAGACGGAATACCGCCAACGAATACCTACCACCTCAAAGAGAAGCGCGTAACAAAAAACTAATATGGAACATCTAATATTTCCTATCTTTGCAGTAGCTTGTTATTACCTAGGTTTGTTCATCGGCATGTCTTCTAAGGAAGAGGATATGACCCGTACCACTTGATCGTAACTCTTCCGCAATTCCACCAGTCGGTCCAACCTTTCGTTTGCAATATGTATTCGGCTATCTGCTTCTGTAGTTCATCGTCTTTAATATTTTCCTCAGTGGCACCAAACTGTTTTCCATAGTAGAGCCAGGTCGGCATTTGAAAACTCACATACCCATACGAGTATTGACCATTGGTATCTAAGATGCGCGGGATGTTCGTCGGATTCTCACATTCGTGTAAATGCTGTACCCAAATATCTTGGGGAGTCGTTGTAGCGACTTCTGCGATCTGTGGCGTTAAGACACTCGGCGTGAAGGTTGCCGACATCATCAAACTAATTGCGAGCGGCAACATGGCCGCGAGAGGTTAGTGCCTTTTAATATTTAGGTGCGCTCCAGCGTCCGAGACTTATCTTTCGCATCGCGCCCCAGATTGAAACAGCAGCAGCAATAACAATTCCGCCATTGGTTATGATGGTGAGGATGTCATTCTGAATCGAAGCGACAATCGTATTATCCACTCCCAATAGAACAGCGACAGCGGCAAGACCTTTAAGAAATAGTGAGACGTTCTCAGGATTCGCGGAACTCGCAAGCCATGATGGTATGTTCATATGTCATTCACGATACCAAGGAATTTGGAATATCCACATGGTTATGCACAGCTAGAGATACGCTTTATATGAGCCATTTTTATACGCTACCCAGAGATTCCGCTGCCCCCTCTTCCAGTATTGGCACATGAGGCGGACTGCTTTCTCGGGATTGTTCATCGCCTCTCCGTCAAAGCCTCCGCTGATCTCCTTTCCGTGGTAGTAGTCGTTCCATTGGCAAAGACCCCAATCAGTACTACCGAGTACCTGCTTGCCGTTCTGCACGTAGTAGTTCCGGCGTACTGCTTTTGTGTTGTATTGGGATTCGCCGCCGATGGTGGCACATAGGGTGTTCTTCTGTTCGAGGTCTAGTCCTTCATCGTCGCAAATCACTCGAATAGAGTGCTTTATATTGGCCGTGGTGTCCCAAAGGAGCTGTGGGGCCGGGGCGGGGGGTAAAGTCGCGTCCTGGGGCGTTTTAGGCGGTTCTACGGGGTCGGAAATGGGCTCATGCGGGTTATAGATTCCCCCTTTTCTGAAGAAGAAGGCCGTAGCCCCGATTCCCGCTGCGATGATCGCTCCCATGATCGAGAAGAAGTTCATGGGATTAACTAAGCCCGAGAATTCTCCAAAAGAGAGAAACGAGCTTCTGAGCTATCGTGCTGTCGATCCGCTGCGGCACTTCCCCTTCCCGGAGCTTGTCGATCACATAAGCCCCGGTGCCTTTGATCGCCATGAGCCGGTTAAAGTCGGCTCGATTGAAATAGCAGAATCCTCCGTCTCCGTAGTTCTTGCCGATCCACGGCTTTCCGATGAGATAGGGGACGTTGTTGATCGTCTTCCAGCCTTTGATATTCCAGCAGTGCCAGGACGCAGAGCCGAGGAGCCAGGTCAGAGATGCGCGGATGATGCCCTCGATAGGACGCATGAACTCAGGGAACCAGGGCGTACCCACAGAAACGGCACGATGCTCCAACGTTCCTAAGACAAGCGCGGCCCGTACCGCATCGAACCAGTCGGTGACACCGCCCTTGTCGATATCAGGAACTACTGCGAAGTACGCGGGATGATCGGGATGGAGTTTCACCGCTGCTTTCATAGCGGATCGTTGGTCGGTGCCGCCATTCGCGTTTGCGTGGGTTATTGCTTCGATCTCCATTGGGTTTGAGAGATGCCCGTCTTCGTCAGTGAGAATGTCTGCGACGGAATAATCAGTGCATGCATAGGGCATTGGAGGAACGGGTGGAGTGAACAGATTGCATCCAGCATTTTGATCCGGCATCCAGAGTCCACGATCGGTCGAGTAGTTGTCCGGGAGAGTTGGGACAAGAGCGCCGAGTCTGTGCTTGTCGATGTTTTTCGTTTTGAAGAAGCTGAAATCTCGATGATCGTGTTTGTTAGGTTGCGTGCCAGATCGAATCATAGATGGGAAATTATTGATACGAGCGAGGTTCCTTGCGTGAATCCGAGACCGATGACAATTCCACCGACAAGGATGAGAGCCATGATGAGCTTTCGTACTTTGCCGTTGGTGAAAGCGACTTGAGTTTCGATGCGTGCGAGAGAGTCGCGGGTGTCTTTTTCAAACTCCCCCATGCGGAGTTCCAAGACGTTCTGAAGGTTGCCGATCTTTTCCAGAACTAGAGCGTTCTTTCCATCGATCTCCCCATCTGTATATTTTCGGTCACTCATAGTCACAGCGACAGCGATAGCCTAATTGCAGGCGTTCGCAGTTGTGGAAGAGGATGTCGCGGATCTTCTGAAAGAAAGTCATAGCTAGTTACAAGTCGCCAAACTTCCGGTATGAACTTTCCCGAAGACCGCTCCTGCCTGCGTATAGACTTGAGTATATGTTGCTGGTCCCGATCCTACGTCCTTGATGATGATGCAGCCTCCCTTTGAGACGCTTTCAAGAAGAAGAGGAGTGGTTGAGGCGACTGAGGTGTAGATATCGACGCTTCCCACAGGCGTAGAGGTTGCGAAACCAGTAGAACCCGTTGAGTTGAGCATCGTTATGACGTTCGTACCCGCGTCATCTCGGTCAATGAGGAGGTTTCCGGTCGGGAAGGTGATGCGGCTCTGATTATCCTGGGCCTTGAATTTGAGTTGTGCGCCGTCAGCACGAGTGATGTACTCCTCGACGTTCGTTCCTCTATCCCACAACTGAAGGTTTGCGGCAGGCGTTGAAGTTCCGATACCGAGGGCAGAGAGACCCGAGATGTTTGCACCGTTTTCGTCAAAGAGGAACGGAGTGGAAGAAGTGGCAAAAGTAGTGACGGTTTTAGTTCCGCTGTTCACGTCCTTGTATCCGTAGACAGAAGCACGTCCGCCTCCGTAGTTGTTCACTGCTGCGGCCATCGAAATTGAACCTCCTGTGTTGTTGTCGAAGGTGACGCCCCGGAGAGAAAGCTGCCCGCCGTTGAGAATGAATTGATTCGGAGAGTTTCCGACTGAATTAGCTCCGTTCATGAAGTCGCCGCCAATGATAGTAGTCTGCATGAATCCGCCTGAGTCAAGCGTCATGTAGTTGTAGCGACCTATGACCGAAGCATTGGGATTCTCGAACTTCGGTGCAGTGAATGTGTTGTTGAGGTTTCCGTCCAGAAGGTGAATACCCGCGTCATCCCACACATCGTGATCGAACGAGAGACCATCCGAGCCGTTTATTTCGGAGTAGAAGCAGTCGTTGTAGTTCGTGCTGCAGTCGGCATAGGTGTTCCCACGGAACCGGAACCCTTCACCGGAGTTGTTGGCAGATTCGATATGTACTGCCTGTTTGTTAGTGCCGAACCAGTTGTTGAGGATGTTTATATTCCAAGTATTCGCTTCTGTTCTCAGTCCCACATTCCCGAAATTACCTATGTCATTTCCTTCGATGACGGCTCCTTGTCCGCCGTTCGAACCTCCGAGCTGTATACCTACCTGCCCTGACCCTCCAGTACCGCGAATAGTACAGCCCTGTATACCCCACCCGGCATACAGATTGTTTATATCTGTTGCGTTGAGGATCGTGCTCGTTGCCGTTCCGGTCCAAGTGAGAACGACACCGGGAGAACATACTATCGTGCCCACTTTCCCCGCTGTGCTCATGCTCATTGGATTTGTACCCCAGGTGCTAGATGCGGAAATAATATATTTGGAACCATTCGGGGCCTGTGCATAGGCATTGTTGAATTTCGCTCCGAGGTCACTTCCCGGGAAATTTTGCACGTAGTAGGTCATTTCGAGAATCGAAGAGGAGGCTGTGGTGAAGTAGGTTGACGAGGAAATAATCATCTTCTGCGGAAGATACAGGCTCGTGGTTGTGGAGTTGTTGGCGAATCCTCCATAGGTTGAAGGAGTCCAAGGGAAACTGAATGAGTTTCCGCTTCCTGAAGTCGTTGACATCCACGCAATACCTCCGTTACTGAATGCAAGGACCTGACCAGGCGTAGCTGCTCCGTAGAGAGTTGACGTGGCGATTGAGGAGAGGACGCCGGTTGAGCTTGCGACTAGGACACCTTGACCGAAGTTCGAGAACTGAACGGTCGAAGTAGCAAGGAGAGAACCCCCGAGATAGGTAGAACCGACCACTGAAAGTTTCGATGCGGGAGAGGATGTGCCTATTCCCACATTCCCTGCACCAGTAAGAACCATTTGTATTGCATCCGTCGGTGTTGAGGCGGCGTTGTTTATGTACCAGTGCAGTTTGCTGTTCGCCTGCGTGGCGACAATTTCAGCCGCCATCACAGCATCCCAGTTCGTTGAGTCGGTGAGGAAGAATTTAGGCGCTCCGTTTACGTTAGATACTCTAAATGCGCCTGGCACCGTTCCCCATACTCCAGATGCCCCATTGGAGATGTGCAAGGGGCTGAGAGGATTTGCCGTACCTATCCCAACAAATCCATTGTTTGCAATGGAGATGCCGGGTGTACTGGTGGCGTAGAGATCGGTCGAGGTTCCGATGTACAGATTCCCTCCCATTGAGGAGAAGAGCCAGTGACGCTTGTTTGCTCCGCCTACCGCGTCAGAAAGGGCAATTGAGGGGCGCGTACCAGAGACTTGCGTGAGCCAGTTTGGCGTCGTGGTGCCTATACCGATGTTGCCCATCGTTCCAAGGCCGGTGTTCGTTATACGCATCGCCTCCACGCCGCCTGTACCGAAGCGCAGATAGGCATTTGGATTTGTGGAAGAGGCAGTTTCTAGTGAGAATGAACCATCGCTGTTATAGAGGTAACTACCGTTCTGATCTCCGAGGAATCCTCCCATAGTATTACCCGAAGAATTTTGTCCGAGGTCGGTGTAGTAAGAGGGAAGCGCGGTTGTTTTATCTGTGTTTATGAGTAGGTCTGCCGAGGCTGAGGTTCCAGCGTTGACGTTGCGAACGGTGATGCCTGCATAGCCGTTCTGATTGCCATTGAAGTCGGCAATCTCATTAGGAAGATATGCCGATGGAGAGCTGCTGCCCACTTGGAGATATCCGCTCACGGTGACGCTGCCGCTTGGGATGAGCGCAGGAGTGGCGAGATTCCCGACGTTCAACTGATCGAAGTATGAGGTTGAGGAAGCGATGAAGCCTTGCGTGTCGCTGATCGCGGTAGAGGTGGCCGAGGTCTTAGTTGCGCCGAAGGTTCCGGGAGTAAATGAATAACTAGCCCCGCTCGCAGAGCTAGTAGTTGAGACCCATGCAATTCCGCCATTTGAATAGCCGAGTACTTGGCCGGGTGTGGCGGCCCCATAGAGTGAACTGGTCGCCTGGCTAGTAGGCACTGCTCCGTTTGTTACTGCCCCGAGAACTCCGGCGTTTATCGTTGCGAGACCGAGAGAACCTGTTGTGCCTACATGCGTAAAACTGCCTGTGAGGCCGTTATTAGCGGTGAGGGTGGAGGTAGATACGCCGTACACCCCTGCCGCGCCATTTGAGACAAGAATCTGGCTCGAAGTGGGCTGAGAGGTAGTAGAAAGACCCCAATAGGTGACGGTGGAGTTTGACCCGCCTACGAGTGCGCCGAGGGTGCCTGAGATAGTGAAGGGACCGGAGATCGAGTAGGTGGTTGTAGCGACCGAGCTGAGAGCAGCGGTGCCGTTACCATAGAGGAGCCTGGAGGATGTGAAAGTCGAGTTGCCTGTGCCGCCTGAAGGGACGTTTTGAACAGGAGTCGCAGCGTATGCGATTCCGGCGAAGGTGAGTATTGAAAGAGCGATAAGTATAAATTTCATGTTGTTGTAATTAGCCTAGTCCATAAATGTCCCCTCCAGCGCCGACAGCATCATCGAGAGTTGCGGTGGTGCCCGAGATTGTTACGCCGTGTCCGTTGCGGTATGCATTGCCGTTTACTACAACGAGGGTAGGAGCAGATGCGAAAGTGAATACTTTGTTTGAATCATCGACAGTTCCCGTTGCTGCGAGGACGGACATCGAGCCGCCAGAAGCAGATGCACTAATCGTTATGTCGTTCCTACCGCTCGCATAGGCGTAGGAAAGGGAAATACCCGTGCCTGCGACAAGATTGAGAGTTTGAGCGGTGAGAAGTTTCTTAGAGCCATCTACATAGAGTCCGATACCCTTTGCTCCCCCGCGCCCTCCTGTGGGTCTGAGTTCGATTTGTTTAACTTTTGTCTGAAGTTCCGGCAGACCTTCGACAGCCTTTGAGACAATTAGAGCCTGAGTGTCCTGATTGATCTTGCGAACGATCTCATCGGCTGTTAATGGTGCAGGAAGTGTCGGAATCTTCGCGGCGAGTTCTGCAATGCGTTGTTCAAACGGGCCGAGGTCTGTTGAATCTGGAATGAGAGCTTTGAGTACTGCCATCTGCTCGTCGATGTATCGCATTGTGGTGCGAGCATCGGAACGAGAGTTGTTCGTGGCGTCGCTTGATACTTGTTCGATGCGCTTCTGAAGATTCTCGATGAGAGCTGACGCTTCCTGCTGCGCCTTTTGAACATTTGAGCTCAATTCACCCTTATGAGCCTGAATCTGCTCCTGAAGTTTGGCGTGGAAGGTTGAAAGTTGATCAAGCAATCCTTTGATAAGCAGCCCCACATCCTCTTTAGAAGCGAGTCCGTTCAGGAAGTCTTGGAATGAAGGTGTAGCCATGGTGTTAGTTTAGCGTGCTTGACAGGATTCTAGCCTGGGTATAAAGGGAAGGTATGAACATCTTATTTGTGGCAGTCATATTCTTCATTGTGATGCCTTTGCTGGTACTGTTTGCCGAATGGCTTGAGTCGCGCCCGCTCGAACGAGCTGTGAAGAGATATTTGCCACGTTTTTGGCATTTCTTGCGACCGCACCAACCACTCTAGGAGAGAAGAGTGGCAGCAATAGAAGACTCATCGGATTAGAAGCCACCGCCCCTACTCCACCCACGCTGCCAACGGCAACGGCACTTCGGATATATCCGGGAAGGAATCTCTGAAACTCGCCTCCGGCCAGGAGGGAGAGGTAGTCAACTCCGCTTCGCTTTCCAAGCTCTCGGATGATGTTTACATACTCATCCTTATTCTCTTTGAAGATGTTATCGAGTCGAGTAACTGAAGACTGAATCTGTGTGGGCGTCTGTGCGCTCGAACCAAGCACGTTTCCTATCTCATCAAGCACTGCTCGATTCTTTGAATAGTTCTCGTTGATCGTGGAAAGTTCAGGTGCGGTCTCTTTTATTACATCGCCTATCGCGTTATGAATCTTTCCTATGATCGCGCTCGATTTTGACACGCCGGAGCTGTCGAAATTCTTCAGGGCATTGACTCGCTGATTGAGTGCTTGAAGTCCTTTTGGAGAAAAGTCATCCCATGTACTGACAGTGTCTAGTGCCTTCTGGACTGCTGACTGCTCAGAACTGTTTACAATCGCGCTCTTACTGAAGTCTGCAACAATTCCGTCACTGCTAGCCGCAGTAGGAACTTTGAATTGAGTTGTAACGTCCTTAGCTTTCTGAAGAAGCTGCTGGGCGATTGAACTTGTATCTTGAGCTGCTGTTGAACTGAGTGCGCTCGAAGCCGCGCTGTGTTCCGCATTGAGGTCGTTATAAAGGCTTTGAAGAGACGCGTCGGCTTTTGCTCGTATCTGAGCGACCGACATTCCGAGTCCTTCCTTAGCAGCTACAGGATTAGCAGCGGCCTGCTCGATTGCGGCTTTTGGAACTCCTGATGTAACTGAGGCGACAGACGGTGCGAGTTTTTTGGTGGCGTAGCTGATGCCTTTTCCGAGTAGATTGAAGACAGCTCCAGTTGCCGCGCTCGCTGCCCCTCCTTTGAGAGCGTCTGTGCCGACTTGGGGAAGGCTATTGCCTTGCTCAAGAGAAGCTCCGGCTGCGGAAGTTGCTCCTAAACCTCCGTATTGAGCTGCTGCGCCTACTAACGATGCAGGAGCGGCTGCGCCGATACTCACCGGCAGCGATCCGGCTTCGAGTATTCCCCCGGCCATCTTTGGCACGTTCACAGGGATGTTAGGATTCTTCCCTTGTGCAACCCGTCCAATGTTCGCAATCGCTGTTCCGAGTCCTTCACCAATCGCACCAGTGCCCGGAAAGATCGAGGTAGCCACGTTAGCTGCTTTCGAGAGAAAGTCACCGCTCGGAGCGGGTGGCGGAGTAGGTGCGGAAGGATGAACTCCGACGACTGTATATTTCCCTTTTAGGTCGTTGATCGTCATAGTGGAGTGAGCGTTACGCCATCATCACCTACTTGGTACTGTTTTCCATTTGCATCTTGAATCACCTGGCCGGGTAGTGCAGACCTTTGGACATTTGATTGCTGGTAGAGGTTGTTAATCACCTGTTGGCGGTTTTCTGCTTTCTGTTGGATGACCGCAGGGCTGTCCCCCGGTTGAGGGAAATATTGCGCGTTGGCATTGTCGAACTCGCTTTGACTGATTGCTGCGCCCGATTCCCGACGAAGGACGGCGTTCACAAAGTTTCGCTGCGCTTGTTCATACTGCTGGCGGTCTGAAGACTTAAAGAAGTTCGTAGGATTCTTTGAACCGAGGATATTGCCCAAGCTTGTAGAGGCGAATTGACTCCCAAGTTTCGTAAGAATGATGTCTGCTGAATTGGTACGGTCTGCATAACCCTGTACCTGAGATTGGACGGCGGTCTGAGGCTTTCCATTTAAGGTTTGATTCGACTGGCTGGAAGCAATATCCGCATAGGTTTTGGCAAGCTGTGCTCTGTAGAGCGGATCGCTTTGCTTCAGTTGCTCATCGAGCTTTGCTTTCTCTACTTCTCGGTTGTAGGCGATTGTGTCTCGTTGCGTCTGGTATGCCTGTGCGTTTGCGGTCCTTTGGGCGTCAAGCTTTGCTTGCTGTTGCTTGTCGGCGAAGTTATATACGGCATCTATCACTTTGTTCCTGTATTGGTACTGAGCCTGTGCGTCCTGTTCGTGGATTTGAAACAGAGTGTCGAGATGGGTCTTTGCTTGTTCGAGGATGGATTGGGAGAGCTGCTGATCTCCCTGAGCCGAAGCAACCTCCGCCTGGTTCGCTAAAGCCTGGACTTGAAGAGGAAGAGCCTGAATCGCTGCCTTTCTATTATTCTCTGCCTGGATGCCTGAAAGCTGCCCTACAAGTCCCCCCTGGCCTTCTGCGGCGAGATTGCGTTGCTGCGCCTGGGCGGTGATGCCTGCGATCTGCGCGGTTGTTGCTGCGAGCTTGCTCTGAGCTGCTTTTACGACTGCTGCTTTGGCGTTTACGTCGTTCTGCGCCTGGGGGATGCCAGAAGCGGCGAAATCCTGATTGTATTGATCGGTGGATGAAGGGGGCGGAGCAAATTGCTTAAAATAGTTTGAGAAAAGATTGCTTGAGCTTGTGTCTGTCGGGTTCGGGTCCGTAGGAGGAGTGAGGGTGGCAGCATTTGCACCGATGACCGCCATGCCGTTGGCGATGTGTGGCGTAGGATCAGTGAGAGTTGGAGCAGGAGGAAGCTGGATAGGTGCGGTGGGTGCAAGGCTTGCAGAAGTGATAGGGCCAATGGGTTGCCCTGTCTGTGAATTGAAAGAAGATTGCGCTTGCCCCGGTAGAAGCTCTTTTCCTGTGTTGTAGTCGTAAGTCGCCATAGTTTTGTTATTAGTCTACGTCATGCTGATTGCTCTCCAAGCGTTGTTCACATGGTCGTACACGTAAAGACGGTAGGTCGTACCGTTCTTGTAGATCGCAAATGAATCCCTGAATGTTTTTGGCGTCCAAGTCGGCGCACTGGTGACATAGGGGAACGTACCAGAGATACTTTCTAGTCTGTTTGTCTCAGGCTGCGGTGTGAGATTCGGTTCCTGGTAGTCGTGTTTTAGTTCCATATCATTCAGTTTTAGGCTCCATCGGCTCTCCGTACACCTCGATTGCTTTCACTTTCACCGAACCGGCTGTATATGTAAGTAGAAGTGAGAGCTGGTCTTCACAGTAGATTGACGCATCAAGACTCTTGCGGCGGATCGCTCCATCGACTGCATAAGAAGCGGTGCCGAAGGATTTAACCACGGTGTCTTCGTCCTTAAAGACTCCTACAGAGATAGAATCTCCCGAGGCAAGTGGTTCACCGAAGACAAGATCAATGCGGCTGATCTCAAACTTGGTTTGAAGAGAGAAGTATGCTGTCTGTGCGGTGACGCCTATAGCTGGTGAGTTTGCAGTGCTGAAGGGATAGGCTTTGAGAAGTGGAGTGTCATCAGCAACAAACACGTACCCTTTCATCAATTGACCATCGACAAAGGTGATGTTCTTTGAAGCTGTTGAGAGGAAGGGATGAAGATACGCAGTAGGTGCGTCGCCGTCGAGCTTTCCGAAGGTTTTTACGGCCTTGTTGCTGCCGCTCGTTCCGCCCCAGAGCAACGCATCACCATAATGAGAGGTCGCGGGCCTGCCGTACTGAAGCGCACCTGACGTATTCACCGAGTAAATGCCTGTTGCACGTGAAAAGACCTTTTTCGGCTCCATTCCGAACGCTACTTGCCAGATTCCCGTAACTCCGTAAGCAAAAACACCGATTGGCGTGTGTTCGAGAGCATAGATGTAGGGATCGGGGATCGAATACTCTCGGAGTGGGAGTGTTGAGTAGGTGTCCCAGAAGAGAATCGTAGAACCTTCCATTGAATTGGGATCACATGCCACGTTTTTTGTGAGAGCGATTACCAAATTCAATCCATCATCAGAAATATCGGTGCAAATGCCGTATCTGCCGATTGCAAATGCGCTTGAATCAAGATTGTCTGAACCTGAAGAACTCATGTCACCCGAATTGTCGAAAATCTTTCCGATATAGCCGGAATTTCCGAACCATATCTTGCTGAATGCGTAGTGAGAAGCGTGAATGTCATCGGAGTTTATAGTTGCCCATGAATCGTTGTATGAACCGGAGAGGTTGCAGTAGCCGATTCTGGTACTCATGAAGTAAAAGAGATTTGATCCTCCGCTTACTTGCGTGAAAATCTCTAGCCCTTGTCGTGCGGAGAAGGATTCTGTATGGGCATCGGTCAAAGTAGTGGCAAAACCTGTATCTAATACGAGCGTGAAGATGTGTCCGGTGCTGGTTACGAAATAAGCTGTCCCGTTGGAGTTTTTTGCGGCAATGATCGTTCCGTTAAGACTTCCAGAAACCTGGGTCGCTGAAGCTCCAGCCATAAGAAGACCGTTGTTGACGCTTTGAGAAGCACCAGCCTCGAAGAGCGATGTGATGCCGTCTCCTTTGAAGAAAATCCCTCCTCTTCCAAGATGAGCACCGAACGAAAGTCCTGTAAGAAAGTCTTTGCTGGTTAAGGTGAGGATGGGTTTCATACTAATGCTTGGTGTCGTTCATCAGCGTCGTGGAATGTGAGGCTGCGTTGGCGATAGTCGCGGTGTGTTTCGTGTTGTTACTGAGCGAAGCTGAATGAATTGCTTGGTTTATCGCGCCAGTGATCTTGAAAAGAATGTTTGAAGTGCGGGTGAGCGTATAGGTTGCCTGAGCGAGAGGCATTGAAATGGCGAAGCCAAGCGTCTTGAGACTCAGGGTGTAGCTAGCTTGAGCTGCTGCGAGGTAGAGGAACGTGGGCGACCAGGTGCCGCTTGAGTTGAACACCCAGATATCATTGCCCCCCGAAGTGGTGTGCGTGCCGCCGCAGGTTGTGGGATTGAGCACGACTCCAATTTTCGCTGAGAAGATCACAACGCCTGAAGCACCGCTGCCTGCCGTAGCTCCATTACTCGCCCCACCTCCGCCGCTGCCTGTGTTCGCAGTGCCATCCGCTCCATTTGTAGAGCCGTCAAAAGCACCTGCGTTTCCACCCCCTCCTGCGCCTCCTGTGCCTGCCACCCCGCCACTGCCAGGGGAAATATCGGTCGCACCTCCCCCTCCAGCCGCTCGGGTGACTGAGGAGCCCGTAATCGAACTAGCAGTGCCATCTCCGCCGTTTCCAGCCACCTTTCCATTCGTGCCGCTGGCATTGCCGCCCGCAGTGCTCGATCCACCCCCACCTCCGGCACCATTCGTGCCGCTATTCCCTCCCACATGCCCCGTTCCGGTCGTTGCTGTGCTGGAACCACCGTTGTGGTTGTTATCCCCTGCGCCGCCGCCTGAAGCTCCATTGCTACCATCGAAATTGTCTCTACCGCCGCGCCCGCCTCCCAAAGCAGTGATTCCAAGAGCCGATGACGTATTGCCATCATTACCCGGCGTAGCTGTTGCAGCCACAGTGATAGCGAAAGGACCAGCCCCGAGAGCTGCGTCCGTTGTAGTGCCAGGAATGTACTCACCAGCCCCTCCGCCGCCGCGAGCCGAAGTGACATTGGTCACACCTCCTGGTGCTCCTCCTCCTACGATCAGATAAGTAATGTTATTCGCCATATCATGCGAGTTGGAACACACCATTAGTCCCATCGAAGTCCAGGGTGAATGAAACACCGTCCGCGATTGAGACCTGAGCACCGTAGTCGTACCAGCCGATCAGTTCATTATTCGTAGCGGTGTCGTTGTAGAGGACGATGTACTGAAATGGGCCGACCGTGCCGCCCGTTGCCGTTAGAACAAGATCAGCAATAACAAGTTTGTACGTACCGCTCGTCTGCACTGAAGATGAGACAGTGAGAGCGCGGGAAGACAGGTTTGTGTACGAGATTTCAGTGAGATCAGAGAGCTTTGTATTAGATGCTGAGGGAGGGTGAGCAGCGTTTAGGAGAGCGACTTTGAGAGAGTCTGATCCTAGATTGTGGACCTTCTCCATCGCTGCTTCGACGAACGAATTGAATTTGTTGAGTGATGCCATATCTCCTATAGGTAGCTAATAGGCTTTGGCTTCATAACAGATCGGTGAGGGAATCTGCCCTCGATGGCGCGTCGCAATTCCTTTTCACGTCGGGCTATCTGCGCTTCCAGGCGCGTGATGAGCGTTCCATTGTCCGGTTTGTTGACCAGAAGCCAGTCGTAAGATGCATAAAGAGGAAGAAGATCATGGAAAGGACGAGGAATACCGGGAGTTTTCGTAGTGTCAGACGAGACGAAGTAGCTTTGTGTGCGCTCGAAGAAGATTTTCCCTCCTGCGGTGGCTGCGTAGTTAGGTTTCGGAAACAGATGAATCGTATTTCCGCGCTTGAGCCATTTGTATGGGATGCCAGTAATGCTTGAGTTGGGCGACATCGCTTCAATAGCATCGGGATCGTCGCTCGTCATCTCCTGAAGATCGACATACACTGTCGAGGTAGATGAGGCGAGGATGCGGACGGCAGTAATATTCAGGATATCGAGCGAGTTATCATCCTGCGCGATGGTGTAGTCAGCCTGGCCTGATACTAGGTTGTATGTACCTACAGGAAGATCGGTCTGGTTGGCGTCGTCCCATTTCAGATAGTCTGAGAACGAGAGAAGTATCGGCATGAGTCGTTCAAATGCCGAGTTCACGCGGGCGGTGAACATTTTTAGAAGCGTAGAATCTCCGGTGATTTCACCGTCATTCTTGCCAATCCAAAACTCGATCATCTGAAGGATGCCGTTCTTATTCGTAGTATCAGAAAAAGGCATAGAAAGTAGTTAGGCTTGTAATGTTAGTTCCCATATCCCGCCCTCCACACGCGTGAAGAGCAGAGATGAGAACTACGCGACGTTGATATCGAGAATAACCCCCGACAAAGTGTTGGGAGTCAAGTGACCGATATCAATGCGGCTGTAGAACGCCTGGCCCGAGAAGAACATGTTCGTATCGGCTGCCGGGAAGTCGATCGTGTGAGCACGACCGTAGGTTCCGCGGAGGATGCCGAGACGCTGGCACTTCTTCACGCCTGCCATAACGTGGCCTGCGGTGAAGTCGTTAGACCAGTAATGGTCTGCGCCGAGATAATGCAGTCCTTCTACCGTGCCTTCTTTGAGTGCGCTATCGGCAGTCGCAAAGCCGTTGGCCTGTACGAATGCTTCAAGGAACTCAAAGTCAGCGGGGCGCCAGACGAATCCGACGCCTCTCTCATTCATCAATGACTGGCCGTTCGCGGTGCGTATGACACGCTTGGTGCCGCGAATGATGTCATCAATGTTCGATGCAGAGACCGTGATCGGAGTAGTGTCCGCTGCCGGGCCTACCGCGTTCAAGTCACCGACACCGAAGTTCGCCCAGCCCGCGTGCTGTCCGAGAACAGCACCCTCGACGTACTCATTGAGAAGCGCTCCAATGCGATTGAAGAGTTCCGCTGGTTTCGTCCAGTTGCTCTGTGCGAGATCACCCCAGTCCACGACGAGACCCAAGTCGCGTCCTGTAGAAATCGTGAACGAGTCGGCGGTTTCTGCAAAGAGCTGAAGGGATGCGCCAGTACCACGAGTAACCGTTTGCACGGAAGGCGTGGTGGACATGTACGAAGAGGAAATAGTGCGCGTATCAGTGATCGTGATGTCGCACATCTCCTTCCACGTAGTCGGATGGTCAAGACGGTCCTGAAGAACATCTTCATAGAGCGTCTGGTAGGTAATTGTATTTGCTACTGACATGATGGTTGTTAGTTAAATTTCTAACAACCAGAGGGGGTCTGTATCGACCTTAGTCGTTGTAAAACTTCTTGCCGTTTTTGGTGTTGTCCATCATCGCGCGGACGATCTTCATTCTGATCTTGCGATCAGGAACATCGGTCGGAGACGGCGGAGTACCTTTGGCGATCCAGTACTCCGGGGTGTTCTTGGCTTGGCTCGGGCCGTTGCCGCCGCGAACATTGCTGGTCGCTACTGCATTAGCCTTTGCGGTGCGGAGTTTTTCAAGTTTGACCGTGAAATCCTCATCATCGACGAGCTTGTCAATATCCATGCTCCATTTCTTGGCCGTTGAAAGAGCAAGGTCTACTTCTTCTTCCGAGGTAATACCTGCGGCACGAAGATACGCTTTCTGTAAAAGACTGGAATCCTCTGGTTTGGTTTGAGGAGTCTCGTGCGTTTCCTTTCCGGCCTTTTTCAAGTCCTTGAGTTCACGCTTGAGTGAGCCAAGAGTCTGATTGAGCGTGTCGTAGTCCTTTTTTGGGACGGAGACCGTTTCAATTTCGGTGCTTGTCTCGCCTTCTCCTGCGGATGTTTCAGTTGCCGCTCCTGTTTCGGTTGTTTCAGTGTCCATAACTGTTGGGTGTTCTTTATTTACGAGTAAGAATAAACGCGATTCACTTTTAAGGAGTGAGAACCTGGGTCAATTTTGGACGGGTTTGAGAACCGTAGAACCTAGATGCTGCTAAAGATAGCCTCACAGAAGCCAGTCAGCGCAAGTGGAGCTGTGCCTCCAGAACCACCTACGTTAAACCAATCGCTCGTGTTGAAGTTGTATGCCGGGTCTCCGGGAGTAGATGACGCAATGACAACAAGCGGCGTAGTTCCAGTCGAAGAGGCACCTATAGCCGTGGTGGTGGCGTATTGGGTGCCTGCCTTGAACATGCGATAGGTAAGCGCTGTTGAACTGCCGTACGTGCTGCGGATAGCGGCGAACCGAAGCGTGGAACTTGCTGGGAAATCACGACCAATCGGGAAAGAACAGAGCGGGCCTGTAGTCGTGGCCGTGTTGAAGGCTGAACGATAGTGACAGGTGGTAACGCCTGCATTGCTCATACAGGTGTTGGTGTTATCAGTTCCCGGCGTCGCTCCGAGAGTGGGTGCCGGAATCGGCCGGAGGAACGCGAGAAGTGAAAGGATTACCGCGACCGCGATTCCTGCTACTAAAAGTATAGTGTTTTTCATATGTGTGATGGTTAATAGTTATTTCTTTTTCTCCTTCTTAGCGCGTTTCCCGGCACTTTCTACCGCTGCTAATTCTGCTTCGAGTGCCGTCTTCTCCGCCTTTAGGTGTTTGTCGCGGAGAGCTGACATTCGAGCATTCTCTAGTGTTGCCATATGCGTTTGTATTTATTGTTAATTGTCTGTCACAGTGATCTGCGTTTGAACGAAACCGAACACTTTCACCTTTCCGCACCCGTACTGCCCACTGTCGTAGGCGACGGTGGTAGAGGCAGGCTGAAGATGGCCGAAGGTTCCGGTTGGAGTGTAGGTATCGCTGAAAGTGAGCATTACAGGGCTTGCATAGGTCGTGACGATGCGAGCTGAGCATGTGCTCGTTGAGACGATAGTAGTTGCCGTAGTGCCTGCGGTTTCTGAGGTGGTGCTTGCTACTCCTGCCGGAAGTCCAGAGGGAGCACTAGCCTGCGCCTGTGTTGCGTATAGAAAGGAAAGCGTTGCAATTGCGAGAACTAAAGCCCCGACGAAAATCGCACTGATTTTGGAGGTTTGAGTCATAAGTGTTGTGGTTACACTTCCATCCTAGCACCCACTTTTTAAGTCAAGAGGTTATCCACTGTTTTATACACCGATGTTTGTAGCTTCTCCGGAAGAGCTTTTGTCTATGACCGTGTTCTTTTTGAGTTCTTTCCATGCATCTTGAAGAAGCGAGATCGCAATGCGCTCTGCGGCGAGTACATTCACATCTTCCGACCCCTGAGATTTGAGGAACGACGAAAGAATCACGTCATACACGGAGCTCGACATCACCTCATCCTGAAGAAACCTTTGAATCTTCTGTTTCTGGTGGTCCTTCATTGTGCTGTTGGCTGAGCTGCCTGAGTCTGAATTCCCGCGAGGGTGAGGAACTGCTTTTGTATGTCATTCGGCTCTCCGGCGAGGTCTTTGTAGCTCAGCGTCTCGGTAATCTTCCCTGCAGAGGACTGAGGCATGTTGAGTTGACTTAGATCAATAGGTTCGAGTCCACTGGATTCGATGATCTGATTGAAGAGTTTGGCGATAGGGGCACTCTGGAGGATGTACGGGTTCGTCATGATCTTGTTGAATACATTGACGAGCTTGTCAGTCATTGCCATGAGGTCCTTGCGCTTGCCCGCAACGTCTATCTGCACACCAAACGACTTATCAGCAAACTCTCCCTTGAGTATCTCAAGGAGATGGATGTTTCCTTTCTTCTGAAGTTGCTCGAGCGTCTGCTGCTTAAATGCGGCAATGGACTGAGGATTGAGTGCGGTGAATTCTTTAGTGAGAACCTTATCGATGATGTACTCGTTTACCTTCTTGGTAACAAGCGAATCTATGACGAAGTGCAATTCATCGAGAGAGAGCTTGGCGAGGAATTTAGTACCCTTGGTAATCTCCTTATCGATGTATGGAATGATCCAGTCGCGGTAAATCTCTTCGATGAACTTGGCTCGCTGGCCGCGTCTGCGCTCGTGGAGTCCGCTACCCTGTGCGACCGTTCTTTCCTGTCCTCTGAATGTCTGGCCGGAAGGCTGCTCCTTTCCGAGAAGTGGATCGAATGCGGAGCTTGCGAGCTGGGCGTGCGCCTGCCATTCATCAATGCTGCGATCAAGGAGCTGCACATTCGCGGGGGCGGCGGTCGGGACCTGGTGAATCTGCTTCCCGTCCTCAATGGTAGTGATTTCAAGATTCTCCATGTCCTGAATCTTGTTCCGTTCGGTATAACTTGCGTCATCGGTATAGAGAGGAATCTTTGAGGCAGACTCAAGCATGTTCTGCTTGTGGATGGTGAGAAAATTCGTCCATACCTGGGGATGGAGGAGAGCTTCACCCGCTCCTCTGCCGAGTGCTCGATTGTGAACCTTCTTTGAAGTGAAGAACTTAATCGTGTGCTCGTCGTCTTCTTTGCGGTAGAGCGTTACGCCCTGACGATCCCCATTTTTATCCTGATAGAACGCGATGATTTGGCACTGGTAGTACCAGTCGTCCATATTGTCGTTATCAAGAAGGTAGTGTTCGGGCAGCGTCCCTTTAACTATGTAGACTTCTATCTGTTTGCCTGGTGTTTGATTCTTTTTTGTCTGCATTAAACCATCGGGAGACTTGTTCGTATCCGCGAGTGTAATGAGTTCATCAATGCTGACAGTCGCACCGTTCTTTTCATCGCCCCAGCCGTACTGACTCATCTTGCGAAGGCTGTCGGGAGCGAAGTTGTGCTTGAAGCCGAGCGGGGCGCCGAGAAGGTTTGTTTGGTCTCCGAACGCTAAGGTCTGGAACTGCAATACTTCAGGCTTTGGAGTGTCGGTCTTCTGTACTAAAACACCTCCGTAATCAAGATCGGTCTCGGTTATCTCATCAAATAGCTCGTCGAGGTCGTATTCTTTTGTAAAGACTTCATCGTGGTACTTCTTCACAAGAAATGAGAGTGCGCGGTCATCATCCTCTTCGACAAACGGCACTACATCCTTCACTTCTATATCTTCGGACCAGTATGAAAGGTTTAACATCGGTTCCATGATGTTCTTAAACGCGCGAGTCATCGTCTGCCAGGCATTAGAGCCGGTGAAGAAGACTCCGTTCTTCAGGTGAAAGATGAGCTGGACGTGATTGCGGAGATTCCAGGACCAGTTGTCCCCTACCTGAATCTCTTCTGTTTCAAACTTACTCTCCTCACTCTTAACGTATGCGTAAATGGAAGGCTCGATCATATTCCAAAGAGGATGCTCGCGTTCTTCAGTGCTACTTCCTGAGTCAAACCTCGGCAGTTGAAGAGACGAAAGGCAGCTATAGGCATGAGGATGCGTTCTTGCTTGGTATCCCCCTTCGAGATGGTGAGGATTGCCCTACCTTTAACATTACCCGGCTTCAGTGCGGAGATTGAATCGGTGATGGTGGTGCCTGATGCCTCAAAGGTCTTGCCCATGATCTTGACGGTAGCGGTGTAGAGCTTCGGGTTCTTCTTTTTCATGAATTGAGTGTTGTCTTCATAAAGCTTGCGGTAGTGCCATCAGGACGCTTATACACTTTAGCGACCGCATCAAACTCTTGGAGAGGTCCGCTCGGCTGCTGTCCTATCGTTGAGCCGTATTGCTTATCAATCTGCCGCGCTAATACTTTCTTCTGCTCTTGGCATGAGGGACAGTAGTACGCATCGGGATCAGAGTCTTGATAGGTATTTTCACAGCCTGGCTTAATGCAAGTGTGGGTATTCATGTCTGCATAGTACCACTCAGGATTTTGTCAACCACGGAAAGACCTGTGCATAGCCGTTAATGGCGCGATAGTTCTCAGTGATCTCCTCTCCCTCTTTGACACTCTTCAGCATCACATCGTTGACTGCATCGTAGTTAGCATCTTCCGAGTGATTCATGTATGCCTGTATGTTTGTGTCGGGCCACATGAACTGAGAGCCGTTCACAATGTTCGGCCAGCGTTCAAGAAGAAGCTTTGACACTTCTGGTCTGAGCCACCCAAAGAAAGCGTGTTTGGTTCTATAGATAACCGGAAAGCGATCTGCGTACAGCTTCTCTCCTTTGTGGAGGTCTCTGAGCGCGAACACTCCCACGCCGTGAATCTTTGAGGGCGCAATCCGCGTCTTTACTTCCTCGTTCAATCGTTCTGTATCAGTAAGTTTGTCAGTCATTGTAGTAGGCGAGCGGGACTCTGCGCTTGATCTGCGCGTGTACTTTCTTCCAGGCGAAATACTGCGCGGGTGAACGGAATCCTAAAAGTCTGACTGCTTCAGCGTGTTGAGCGAACTTTATCTGACAGTGATAGCAGGAGGCCCATTCGATCATCTCTCCATGAGAATGACTGCTCGCTAGAGTATCGAGTAGATCGCGCTGTATCTTCTCGTAGTTCTTGGGGTCTTTGAGATATTCAGGCAGTCCGTCTAGAACATGCACCTTCGCGCTTTTGAATTCAGATACATCCGGCTTCTGTTCTTCTTCATTCATAGTCCGATGTTGGTCTTAATCTTCTTCTGTCTCGGTACTACATGAGGACAGGTCTTCCATCCTTCTCTGCAACACTCTGGGATTCTGATGCTCTCCAGTTCTCGAATCATACAGCTATGTTAGCACGCTCTTTTCGCGGTCCTTTCATGGTGGGTATATCCATCTGTTTATTATGTAGGTCTGCGATTGGATAGCCTAACGCATCCATTGCATGAGACCACATGTGCTGCGGCTCTCCTTTCGGATTGCCGTCCTTGTCTTCAGCCCATGCGTAGTTCTCGTATGACTGCCAGACGTTGGTACTGCGACGGGTTACAAATATCTTTTTTTGCGAGACGACTTTGATGCGGAAGTTCACGCTATCTTTCCCCTTCTCACATCCTTTAACTGAAATGCCGTACTTGTTCTGTTCGGCGATGCTCTTAGGTTCAGCGGAGTCAGCGATAGTAACTGCCGCTCCCGCGTTCTTAATCTCTCCGGCCAGGAACTCGTTGGTTAGCTCAGTCCCGTACGCGAGTTCATCTATCACATATCCCCCATTCCAGTAGTAGATGGCTACAGCGCAGGCAGGATCGGGATACCAACCAAAGTCCTCACCGAAGCGAACCAGGCGAGCACCTTGAGGTACAGAATCAATGAGCTGCCAGCCGCTATAGATTCTTCCTCGCACCACTTCCGGCACATAGCCTTTGATGACTTGGTAGTAATAGGATGGCTTGGTGTTTTCGTACGATTGATAGCGGCGAACCGTCTCTCTGTCCAGATTCGCCAGGTTATCGAGATGCGTACCGCCGATGTATACAGCATTAGTTCCTTCCTTAAGCCTTGGAATGAAGAACCCTTCGACGCCGCTCGGTTCGAGATCGAAGAATCGCCTAATGATCCAGTGGTTCTTAGGCGGAGCATTGAGGGTGAGGATGATCTTTATGTCGCCCTTCACCGTACGCAGAGAGTCATCGAGAGTCATGAACTCCTGCTCGCCTACTTCATCGGCTTCCTCGATGTGGACTGTGTTGTAGTTTGCTAAAGATTTGAGCTTTGCAGTATGCGAACCGCTGGATGCTTTGAAGCCGTGCGCCTGGATTGTATTCAGTGCGTACTCGACGCGCATATCGTTGTCGGTGATCTTGAGTTGGTCGCGTATGCCCTGTTCGTCAATGCGGTCATTGAGTTCGCGCCAAATAGAATGGCGAATGTCCGAGTGGATCGCACGCATGAGAGCTGCACGATAGAACTCAGGAGCTAGGAGCCGTGAGAGTGCGTATTGAGAGCTGGCGGTAGAACCCCCGCGTCCGCGCCCGCCCATGAGGATGTAGTACCGTGCATTCTGTTCCCAGAGCGGAGCAAATAGCTCACTTACTTTCTGGACTACCTTCATTGTAGCGTTGGAGAATAACGGTGTTCGATTCTATCTTTTGTCCGTCTGATGTGATGTCCTGCGATTCTCTATAACCTTCATGTCCGAGAAGAAGCTTTGCAACAGAAGCGTTCAGTGTGTTATCTAATCCTCCGTTCTGAAGCGTTCTTGACTTTGCTGTTCTTAGTAGCGCAACGATGTCGGAAAATTCTTTATGCTCCTTTGCCCATTCATAGACTGTATCGCGCGAAATACCCAAGAAATAAGCCATTCCTTCGACGCTCGGAATAACATCACCATGATCTTTGTAGGTATCGAAATAAATTAGTGCTTTCTTCACTAATTTATTTGTGTATTCAGTTGGTCGTGCCATGTATGTAAGTGCTGA